CGAATGGGCCGCGGCCGAACACTTCGCCGCCAACGTGTACGAGATGGAGGCGTCCAACGTCGTCCCCCTCGGGGATGGTATCGCCACGTTTCAGTGGGACTCAGAAGTGAGCCGTCCCACCATGAACCTGTGGGATCCTGACGCCTACTTTCCCGTGCTTGACGACCTTGACGACGGTCGATTCCCCGAAAAGGTCCATCTTGCATGGGAGGAAGAAGACGACGACGGCCAGGTGTGGGTACGCAGGATCACCTACGAACTCGTGGACTGGCCCGCCTGGAACCCCGAGTACGGCAATGAGACCGCGAACAGGATGTGCCTCATCTCCGATGGTCGCTGGAAGATCGAGCAGTTCGAAGACCGCACCATCGAGGACCTGACCGTCGAAGCTGCCGAGTGGAAGGAGAACCTGGAAGGCCAGGAGATGAACCAGCTTCCCCTGATGCTCGACTTCATCCCGTTGCTGCATTTCCCCAACGGCTTCTCGAAACTCCAGCACTTCGGACAGTCGTCTCTTGCGGTGGGTATCCAGGTCCTGGAGCAGATCGCCCAGGCCGACACCGACACCGCAGCAGCCGCTGAGCTTGCCGGGACGCCCCAGGTGGCAGTGTCGGGCACCAACGTGGCCGGAGACCTGGAAATCGACCCGGGGACCGCCTGGGGGCTCGGTGAGGGCGGGCGGATGGACGTCATCGACCAGTCAGCCCCCCTGATGGCGCTCATCGAGTACGAGAAGACACTCCAGGAGCGGGCCGAACGGATCCTGAAGGTTCCCGCCGGTGTGCTGGGCCGCAACGCCAACCGCGAGATCCGCAGCGGTATCGCGCTACAGATCAGCAACTTCCCGTTCGATCAAGAGATCAACAAGCTTCGCCTGTCGCGTGAACCCAAGTATCGGCTGGCCCTGAAGATGGTGCAGCGCATCGCCATTCAGGGTGGCAGTGGGCCCCCACTGGTCGCTCCCGCTCGGGTCGCCTTCGGTTCCCACCTGCCGTCCGACCTCGTGGAAGCCACCAACAACGTCGCACTTCTCGTCAACGCCGGGGCGATCTCCCGGGCCACCGGGATCCGCTGGCTCGTCGATTCCGGCATGGCCATCGACGATGCCACTTCCGAGATCGCCCGGATCCTCAGCGAGGACACCGCCGGGGCCCTGGAAGTGTTCAATGCCACCGGTTCGCAGACCGCCGCGGCCAACCGGCTGGGCATCGACCTCCCCACCGATGCGGTCAACCCGAACGAGGTGCCGGACGAACCGTTCGGCGCTCCTGCCGCACCCGTTGCATCCGCTGAGGATCAGCCGGAATGACCGTAGCTAACTGCTAGGCAAACTCACGCCGTAAGTGAGGAACAAGAGGAGAATGCATGTCTGATACGGAACCCACACCGATTCCAACCGAACCACCGCCCGCCGCGCTCACCCAAGAGCAGGTCGACCGTGTGGTCGGAAGGACGCGGACGGAGACCCGTCAGGCAACCGAGCGGGACATCCTGGCCAAGCTTGGCTACGAGTCCTTGGAAGAGGCCGAGAAGGCCAAGGCAGACCACGAAGCCCGCTTGCAGGCCGAGAAGTCCGATCTGGAAAGAGCACAGGAAGAGGCAGCGCAGGCTCGCGCAGAGGCCGCTGCGGCATCGCAGCAGGCTGCCAGGGCTCAACTACAGGTTCGGATCGACCGGGCTCTTCTTGAATCCGGCGTATCGACCAACACGCTGAACCACGTCTCGAAGATGATCGAGGTGGCACCCGATGCCACCGAGGACGACATCTCCGCAGCGGTGGCTTCACTGAAGGAAGACGTGCCACAACTCTTCGCCTCACCCGAAACGGGCGCGCCCAGGACTCCTTCTGGAGTTCCGAAGGGCGGAACCGGGGGAAAGAACAAGAAACCGGCTTCCAAGTCTGGCCTCGCTCACGGTGAAGACGTGTACGAGTCCATGTTCGGAAGCTCGGACTAACCACCCCTCACAGGAGAAACCCACATGGATCTCTCAGTAAAGACCGTGACCTACGGTGTTGGCGACCATCGCTGGCTCGGTAGTTCCCACGGCACCGACATGGGGGAGACCGGCACGCTCGATGTCTCCACCCTCCAGACAGAGCACTACACCGACGGGTTCGTTCCGTCCGGTACGTGTCTGGCGCTCAACACCTCGTCGGGTCTGTACCAGGCGTACGACGAGAACGGTGCCAACGCCACCGACATCGGCGTTGGCCACCTGCTCACCGATACCCCCTGCGACGGCACCGCCGACGTCGGGATCGCTGTATTCACCCACGGCGTGGTCATCGAGGCGTTCCTGCCCGATTTCACCACCACGGACGGCGAAATCGACGCTGGCTTCAAGGTCGACGTCGCTGGCCGGATCCGGTACCGCTGAGAGGCTGACTGATGAATCTTCTTGAACTCATCGAACCACCGACGCTGACCGGGTTCGCCCGCCGGGCCCTTCGGGAACTGGAGGAGAACCAGTTCTCACTGTCCCCCTACTTCCCGAGCCGGTTCACCATGGACACCATGGTGACCTACGGGTCGGGCCAGGCCGGACTCGCTCGTACTGCGAAGTTCCGCAGCTACGACGCCGAGGCACCGATCGGCAAGCGTGAAGGCATCGAACGGCAGAGCATCGAGATCCCCCCGATCTCCGAAAAGCTCTGGCTGACGGAGTACGAGCGCTATCGCCTCATGAACAACTCGGACGCTGCCGTCGCCGACGTCTTCAACGACGCCCGCAACGTGATGTCCTCCATCCAGGCCCGGGTCGAAGTTGCCCGTGGCCGGGCTCTGGTGGACGGCGCCCTGTCGTTCAACGAGAACGGCCTCATCCTGAACGTCGACTTCGGTCGCGACGCTTCCCTGTCGGACACCGCTGCGGTCGACTGGTCCGTCGGCACCACCGACATCCTCGGTGACTGGAACACCTGGATCGAGGCGTACGTCGACCTCAACGGCTTCCGGCCCGGTGCCGCCGTCACCTCCAGCAAGGTCTGGGGCGAGATGCTGGCCAACGACGACTTCCGGGATCTGGCGTTCTGGGGCAACAACACGTCCCCGACCCGCCTGTCGGACACCGAGCTTCGCGGCTTGATGTCGGATCGGAACCTTCCGCCCGTCATCGTCAACGACTCCAAGGTCGAGGTCGACGGTGTGGCTACCCGGGTTCTGGACCAGGACACCATCGTGTTCGTCCCGCCCCAGCAGGGCGCGGCGGGTGCCACGGTGTACGGCACGACCCTGGAAGCCATCGAGAACCTTCAGCTGCGCGGTTCGGAGGCCCCCGGTGTGGTCGCCGTCCTCATGCGGCAGGAAGATCCGATCTCCTACTGGACGCTGGGTGCCGCCAAGGTGCTCCCGATCCTGGGGAGCCCGAACCTGACGGCCGCTTTCGTGACCGAGGCCCCGTAGTAGTCTGATCTCGGCCCCCCACCCCCCACCCCCCACCGGGGGTGGGGGTCCCGGATCGGAGAGCCATGGCACGCATCAAGGAAGACGTTCAGCTGATCTCCCCTGACCGCAAGTCGGTCAAGCTGGAGGCGGGAGACGAGATTCCCGAATGGGCCGATGTGCCGGAAGACTTGATCCTCGGGCCCGATGACCCGGAGCCCAGCCCCATTCGGCTCGGGCTTCAACGGAAACGGAGATCATGGTGAGCATTCCCTTTGCCGACGAACTGGTGATCCGGGCCTGGACGGGTGGATACGACCCCGTCGATCACGAGATCCTGTACACCGAGATGGGGGATGGCCACCTCGTGGCCCTCCATGTGCTCCGTGAGCGGCTGTCGGCTCTTACGTGCGGTCCCGCCGAGGCCAGGGTCGACGGCGACTATTCAGAGAACTACTCCAGGACTCTGACGATCCTGGAGAACCAGATTGCGCGACTCGAACAGGTCGTGGAAAACCTGGGGCTGACCGCCACCTCCAGTCGAGAGCAGTTGACCGCTCATCGAGTCACCCGTGGTGGCATGAGGGTTCGGTAGCATCCCTCGCCAAATCACGAATTGAGCGAGGTTGGATAAGTGGACATCTACGTGCTGGACGAAGACGAACGATCCATCACCCTGAAGCTGTCCAAGAAGCCGCCGATGGATTTCCCCACCGCTCTGGAACTGTTCGGTCGCGAGGTCGACAAGACGCGGTTGATGAGTGACGCCCTGGGACGCAGGCCGGAAGACGCCGCCCGAGGCGTCATCGAGGAACTGGTGGCGCTGGCCCA